GATTTTGATTTAGAAAAGTGGTGGTATAAAATGTGTTTCTTTTCAACAGAATTATTTCCAGAGCCAGGTATATTTCTAGATTTAGATTTAGAATTTCTAAGGCATATTAATGGTAAACTTGAAAAAGATAATCCATATATGAGATTGTTTAAATGTGACTGGGAAAATTTAGAAGAACTAAATGTAAATACAATAGGCAATCGTTATAAGTATTGTTCTATCAATTCGTCTGTAATGGCTTGGGATAAATCTACTGATAGAGATTTTATATGGAATGACTTTATAAACAATAAAGATAAGATTGTCAAGTTATTTCATGGTATTGATCCATATCTAGAACATAGGCATCTAGATAAACTAAGCTTTTATGAATCGGGCATTATGTCTTCTAATAGATGTAGGCCTAATGCAGAAGTATATATAATGTCATATGATGGAGAAGATAAAGATGTCCTCACCTACTTATAGTATGAAAAGGAATATTATTCCATATTGGACTTATTCTAAGTTACTACTCTCAACAAATAGATTATATCCACATAGAATGACTGATGTTGCAAAATCTTTTGCACTTAATCAGATACAATCTAAATCTTGGTTAGCTGAACATTTATCAATGTTTTCTTATGATAAGAATAATGATATTTGGATATTAGGCTCTTGGTATGGTAATGTGATAGTGCCACTACTCAACCACTATTTAAAAGATTGTAATATACATCTTGTCGATTATGATAAAGAAGCTATAGAATTAAGTAATGTATATTGCCATAAACATTTAGGGCTACGTAATATAACATATAATCATAAAGATGTCAACTTTGATTTGCAAGATTTAGAAGCTGATATTATAATTAATACCTCTTGTGAGCATATGCTACCAATGAAAGATTTTAATCATAAAGGCTTATGTGCATATCAATCTAATAATTATAGAAAAGATTCAAGTCATATAAATTGTGTTGATAGTATTGAAGAGTTTATTGAACAATGTGATTTTAAAAAAGTATTATATTCTGGTGAAAAACAATTTCACGAATATGATGATGAGTATAAAAGATTTATGATTATCGGTGAAAGATGATACATATCATATGTAGCTTATGGGGAAAGAAATATAGTATAGAGTATGTCAATAGATTATACTCTATGGTTAATCGTCATCTACCAACAGAATTTCGTTTTTATTGTCAGACAGATATCACGAATGGATTACATCATAAAGTAGAAGTGCTTCCATTTCTTAACGAACTTCCAGAATCCACACCAGAAGATATGTTAAACTCAGAAGAGTTTGCGAATAATCTCCCTCGTCTTTGGGATCGTCCCAAATTAAATTACTTTAAGCCTGATCCATGGGGTATTAAAGGAACTAAGATAGCACTTGATGTTGACTTAATCATTCATAATGATATGTCAGATATATTAGATATGTTCTCAGATAAGCCGATTACGGCCCGTTCTTGGTGGCACAATAGAGATAGAGAAAAAGAACCAGCTTGGAAGAAAAGATTTGGGGCTCATACAAATGGTGGTTTCTATATGTGGGAAGGTAATATGTTTGAGAATGTATGGAAAGATTTGAAAGAGAATGCTAAAAAAATATACTTTATTTACACGGGTGGTTCTGATAATTTTTTAAGTCAAAGACACTATAATTTGTTTGACTTTCTACAACCGGGTATGTTATATTCTTTTAATTATGGTTGCAATTGGCCAGATGATTTAAAAGCTTATAAGATAAGAGAAGATGGTATCATTTGTATATTCAATACAACTGGTAATGTAAAAACAAATTTAGAAATACATAATGCAATTAAAATGTTTGATGAAGTGAAAGAACTATGGGTATAAAAGTTTACGCTGTACGTGTTGGAGATAAGTTTGGACCAGAAGTTGAAGACTATCTCAAATCTAAATTAGATATTACATTTATTAATGAACCAAAAGAAGATTTCAAACTTCAATGGAATAAGATACACTTTTTTAATTTAAATGTCAAGGGTCCAATTTGTGTAATAGATATTGACATTGAACTATTAAATGACTATCATAAAATATTTGAATATCCTATTAAGAGAGGTGAATTTCTTTCTATGCGTTCTTGGTGGGAAACAGATCCCAGAGCCTGTGAACTTAATGGTGGTTTTTATAAATTCTATCCAGAAGATACAAAAGTTTTATATAATCTATTTAAAAACGATAAAAGATTTTGGGAAAGATACTTTATAGATGTTGAGAAAGTTAAAATAGGTCCCGTTGCAGGAGAAGAAAACTTCGTTGATTTTGCTGTACGTAAATTTGGATTAGATTTAAAATTTATTCCAGACGAATGGACTAGTAGATGGGTAAAGAATCCCAATAAAGAATGGTTAACGAAAATTAATAAAAAATATCCTGGAAAATATCTTAAACTAGATAAGTTTAACGATAATGTTAAACTACTCCATTATACTATGAACGATTGATAATAATTCTAAAGGTGTTTCCGCTTCTCTTAACATTTCTAAATCTTCTTTATCTGCTTCTAACATTTCTTCTATCACTCGTAATTTTAAATTAAATAAATGTTCTGAGTGTTCTTTATCATCTGCATCAAAATGTATTACCCAATCAAATCCCTCAATAGGATCCGCTTCTACTTTTTCAACTGTCACATTTTCTTTTGCTAATCTTCGAATCTCTTCAATATCTTGTTTTTGGGCTTGAAGAACAAAATTTTGTTCAGATTCGATTTGTGCTTTTGTCATTCTATCAATATCTTCTAGAGACTCAAGTTTTTGAACTTCATGCCACAAATCGTTTTCTGGATCTACAGATATATAATGCTCTTTAACATGAGCAACTTGTTTAGTTGGATCTTCAGCTTCTTCTGGATTTAAAATTTCTGTTACTATCACAGATTCTTTGTCTTGATTTGCCCATCTAACTTGCATTCTGTTTTCTGGATTAAATGGTAGTATATTTTCTGTTTCTGCCATAATTACCTCTTAATAAGTTCTTGCATTTAAATAATATGTATTCTGTGTTGTAGGAGTTCCTTTAGGTACATAACCTGCAAGATAATTATCTACATCTCTTTCATATGTTAAATATTCGGCCGCTCTTGCTTTATTTAATATAGCACTACCTTGTTGAGTACCAGATATAGCAACACTATAATTAAAATCTAATCTATTACCGGCTACGTTTGATGTAACATAACACATCATATTTTCTAAAACTGTTTTCCAAGAAGTTGAATCTATAGTTCTTAGATTACCCTGTGCGGCTCCCGTTGTTATAGTGACTAAAGGTAATACACTAGACGTTGTAGTAAATGGATTTGAATTTCTTCTATACATATAATAACTCTGTCCATCTCTTATTCCACTATCTGTACCTCTTGGACTTTCTGTTTGCCATTCACTAAATTGTTTATTATAACTACCCGTACCTATAATAGAATATAAATGATCGGCACTTGCTCCACTAGTATCCCAAGGATTTAATACACCAGCTACTGCCATATATCTATCAACAAAAATAGTGGAGTTCCATCCAGAACCACTATAATGGCCATATGATTTACCATCAATTGAGTGATTAGAACCATAAGCACCTGAACTACCAGCAAACTGTGTTCCACCTGTTCCACCTGAAACGTGTCCCTGATAATCACCACCACTAACATTTCCTAAATTAGTCTGTACTTGATTAGATCCTTCTATAACATCAAAAATTGGAGCGGTAACATATCCTGATGGTGCATTACTACTATCTGATACTGTATAAAAATTACCATTACCCGCTAAACTGTTTACAGTTGAACCTGAACCAGTAATAGCTGGATAAATAAATGTATCGTACATATCACTACGTTCCATAGCTTTAAGATTACCACTATCATAATATAATGGATATGTCCAATTATTTGAAGTGTTTGAAAGAGTTGCGTGGGGTTGTGATGTTACGTCATCTGTTATTTTATATAAAAAATCATTAGTTGCCCAAGTTTGAATAGAAGAATTATCACCGGGATTAGAAAAACCAGTTGTTGAATGATTAGTTGTTCCAGCTAATCTATAAGAATCTGTTAAAGCATTTCTTACATTGTATCTAGAATGAAGTGTGCTTAATGCACTCTGTCCAACTCTACCTGCTTTATTGAAATCTCCTCTTTTATCAACTACTAATTGTACACCACCATTAAATCTCAACCATTTTTCGAAATAAAGATACTGACAATATGCCTGTACCGCGGCTATTTCTGCTGTAGACATTTGTTGGGGATTGTTGTTAGTACCGACTTTTAAAGGTGTTCTAACTGCCATAATATATATTCCTTTTTAAGCACCTGGTCCATATAAAGTTTTCAATGCATTTCCAGAAGCATCTAATATTTGTAAAGATACTGCTGATTTTAATTTAGCTTGAGATACTGCACCAGCACCTATTTTAGCTTCTGTTACTGCTGTAGCGGCAAGTTTTGCTGTCGTAACATTCAAGTCAACTATTCTAGTAGTCTCAACTGAATCTGCTTTTAAATGTGCCGCACTAACACTATTATTATTTATATCAGCTTCAGATATCTTTGTTCCACCACCATTTTTATAAACTGTATTAATTGTTCTAGTAGCTTGAGTACCATCATAACCAATACTTCCTGTTATAACTCCATCTATTGCGAATGTAGTACTTGTTGCGAGTTGTGTGGCACTATTCGCATTACCTTTAAATTCATATCCCTTAGCACCTGAAACTGGATAGATTAAGTCTGCACCAGTATCTGCTCTTACTACTTTTGTCGTATTAACTTCTGTAGTAGCTTTTAACTTAGGTGTAAGTAGAACTCCAGTAGAAGGAGTAAATGTTAAATTTGAAGACTCTTTAATATCTTGTACACCAGTTGTTGTCGAACTTGAAACAAATGTTAGATATTGTGCTGAAGTTGAACTCTGCTCTGAAACTGTTTTTACTTTTACATCTATAGGTGCCGAACCATCAAATAATGTTCCACCAATTGTTCTACCAGTTGCAAGTTTTGTAGCTGTCGCGGCATTACCTGTTAAAGCACCAGTTACATTACCTGTAATCGTACCAGATGCATTAATTGTAGTAAATGATCCAGCGGCGGCTGAAGATGCCCCAATAGTTGTACCATCAATCGCACCACCATTTATATCTACTGTAGCAAGAGTTGATGAACCACTAGATGTGATATTACCAGTTACGTTACCAGTTACACCGCCACTTGCAGTTATGGCACCAGATGCGGCTATTGTAGTAAATGCTCCAGTTGTTGGTGTGCCAGCACCAATAGTACCATTTATATTACCTGTCACGTTTCCTGTAACATTACCAGTAATATTACCTTCTATGTTTGCAACGAGAGTAGATGGTGAACCAGAAATTTTGCTTGAATTATCAGTAGCATCTGCAATCATTACAAATTTAGAAGTACTATCGTCATAGCCCATAAAGGCTTTCTTTGCCGCAGAACCATTGTGATACTTCATTATGATACCACGATCTAGATTATCATCTGAACCATCAGCACCCATTTCAAAGATTGGATCTGCGATTGATACTGTTGTTGAATTAACTGTAGTTGTTGTACCTGCTACTATTAGATTACCAGATACTACAATGTTTTCACCAACATTTAATTGTCCTGCGACTGTTACATCTGTGGGCATGCCGACTGTGACTGTTCCGTTTGAACGAGAAACATCAATTTCATTGGCAGTACCAGCTACTGCGAGTACGGCACCAGTTGTAGCATCTTTAAGTGTTACAGCACCTGAACTTACAGCAAAATCTCCACTGTCAAAAGATGCAACACCTTTTACAGTAGCAGAAGCCGGGGCAATAGTAGAGTCGTATGTTTTACCATCTGCTGTAGAAACTCTAAAATTATTATTAGAAGAAGTATATGTTGTACCAGAAACACCAGCAACTGCGATTGTACCAGCGGCTGTAACACGTCCCTTAGCATCTACTGTTATTTGTGGAATAGCTGTCGCACTACCATATTGTTGTGCTGATAGTCCTGACATTGTATCTAACTGTGCAGAAGTTATAGAGCCAGAGGCTATAGTTGCATCAAAGTTTGCACCAGATTGTGTTGTAATCCTAAATCTTTTGTTTGTGGCATCATAAGCAAAGTTAGAAACACCCGCAACTGCTGTTGTAGATGCTTTTGTGATTTGTCCTTTTTTATTGAATGTTATAATAGGAACTGCTGTTGCACTACCAATTGTTTGACTTGCACTATGATTACTATTAGCATCTGCTAACATTGTAGACGTAATTGCTCCAGAGGAAATCGAACCAGCGGCATTTAGAACTCCGTTTGTATCAAACAGAACTGTTCCACCATCTCTTGTTAAGGCGCCATCAAAGTCAACATCACCATTTAGAGTTGATGCACCTGATACTGCGAGAACACCTACTGTTGCAGTACCTGTAACCCCTGCATCTCCACTAACAGTTAGATCATCATCAACTACTAAATCATCTGCTATGTCTAAGTCATTTACCCATAACTTTTCCCATGGCGCACTTGAACTTCCCAATGATCTTGTGCCAGTTGGGATAATATCTGTGTCTACAACACCAATCATAGATATTGTATCTGATGATCCATTACCTAGATCAGTACTACCATTACTATTAAATGTTCCAGTTGCTGTCAGATTTGTATATGTTCCTGCTGGAGCAGAAATTGTACCACCACTAGGTACTATTGATGAGCCAGTTACTGTTAAATTACCATAAACAGTTAAAGAATTTCCTGCTCCTTGTCCAGATACACCTAATGTAATATTGTTAGCAACTATGTCTGTTGCATAAACACTAGCCCATCTAGAACCATTAGCTCCCAGATTTACTGTACCTGTTGGTAAAATAGAAGAGTCTACTGATGCTGTAATTGTAAGAGTATCAGAAGAACCATCTCCGATATCCATATTACCAGATGTTGTTAAGTTTGTAAAGTTTGCAGTACCACCAAAAGTTCCTGTTGCTGTGATAACATCACTACTATTATCACCTAGTCCGACATTACCTTTCATTGTGGTATTACCATCAACATTTAATGTAGATTTTAAATCGACAGCACCGTTGGCAGTAACTGTTGTTGCTGTTACTCCATTTAATGTTGTATTTCCATCTACATTAAGAGTTGCATTTAAATCTACGGCACTATTTGCTGTAACTGTAGTAGCTGTCAAACCATTTACTGCTGTCGTTCCCGAAGCTGTGATGGCCGTAGCATTTAATGTTCCAGCAGTGGTTACACCCGTTATTCCGAGTGTACCAGCCACAGTAGCGTTATTATCTACAGTCAAGTCATCTATTTTTGCTACACCATCAATATATAAATTAGTCCATTCTCTAGTAGCTGAACCTAAACTTCCTGCTCCATTTGTTTTTGGTATGAGTGAAGTAGAAACACCTTGTCCACTTCCTGTTGCAACTGAGAGTTCATCTATATTTGCGACACCATCTATGTACAAATCTTTCCATTCTTTTGAAGAAGAACCTAAATCTCTTGCATTATCTGTAGAAGGTATCAAATCTGAGTCAAATTGTCCAGTTGCTGTAATCGTATCTGATGTTGCATTACCTAAATCTACATTACCTTCAGCACTAAAATTCTGTACAGTTAAATCACCTGTTATCCCTAATGTACCTGCGATTGTGGCATTATCATCAACTGTCAACGTATCGACTTTAGCAATACCATCTATGTAAAGATTTCTCCATTCATAAGTTGAAGAACCAATATCTCTTGCATTATCTGAAGTTGGTAAAATATGACTTGAAAATCCTAATCCAGCTGAAGTTCCCAAAGCTATAGTATCAATATTTGCAACACCATCAATATGTAAATCATTCCATTTTGCACTAGAACTTCCTATGTCTAATGAGCCTGATGGAAGAAGAGAACCATTTGTTGTTAGTCCTTGAACAGTAAGTCTTCCGACATGGGCACCCGAACCATCTGCACTAAATGTATGCATAACAGTATTAGAGTTATTCATAATCTTGAAGTTACTATCACCATCAGTACTTACAAGTTGCATTAATAAATCTGAGTCACCAGCAGTAGAACTACCATCTCCATATATTCTAAACTTATCTGCTCCAGCTGTTCCTGCGGAAAATCTAAGATCAGGTGTATTTAATTCTTCAGAGAAAGATGTATTTGATGAAGATAAGATTAAGTGTGCGGCATTAGAAGACAAGTCTTGCATATTTCTCAAGCTGAGAGAAACAGCAGTAATTTGATCAGAGCCAGTTTTTCTTAATAATTGTCCTGAAGAACCACCAGTTGCTCTTATTCTTGATATATCTCCAAGTATAATTCTATCTGATGATGCTGTTGTGAAGTTTACATTACCAGTAAATTCTGTATTCGCTGATACTGTTAATGTTCTTGCATTAATAGTTGTGTTTGAAGTAATCGTTATATTACTGATACTTGAAGTATTACCACCTCTAATAATACTTGCTCTTAAATCGTTAGCACTCCATTTACCCTTAATATGCCCATCACCACGTGCTGTTCCACCTCTTGCCGCAGAACCTGCTCTAGTAACTGTGACTACGTTGTTACTTAAAACTGTTGCGGCTAGATTTGTATTAAGTCTCCAAGTATTAAAACTATCTACAAGATTTGTATTTGCTACTGCTACAGTCATCTCTAACCTTCTTTGTTAATCAATTGTTGGACAAGAGACTTTAGTTCTGTTATTTCGGATTTCATTTGTTCTATCTCTTTATCTTTTTGTTGAGCCTGTTCTCTTCTTTTTCTATACAATTGTAAACTATTCAAATCAGTTTCTAAAACAGCACTATTTTTATTATCCCTAATTAATGTTTCACTATTCTCTATTTTTTGATACATTCATCTTATACCTGTAATGCGATACTTCTCAAATCTTTAACCATCGGAACACTAGATGTTGATGTAGATGTAAATACAATCTTAAAAGCAAAAGTTTTATAAGTCTTGTAAATACTACCACTAGATGTTCTATATGAAACAATATTACTATCAGCACTATTTAGTCTTGCCTGATTATCATTATTGGTACCTAAAAAGTTTTGTCCATCAGTATTTGCTGACAATCCATATTCAAATTCTTTAAAGTCAGAAGTGTTTACACTATCAGATATAGTAGTTGAAGGTGTAACTTGTGTCAATAAAGTATAATCTTTATCATTTAAACTTTCACCATCATCTGCTGATTTTAATTGAGCATAAACTTTAATATCAGTACCAGATGGTTTATAAGCTGTTAAGTATACTGTCATATCTTCAGCATCTTGTCCGTCAGCTAATTCAATTGGTTTTGAGAAATATCTTGTAACTGCTCCACCCACTTCTTTTGTATCTTCATTACTTGAACTATTATTAATTACGTTTTCTAATGAATATACATTTGCTCTGGATAAGTCAGCAACTGGTGACATTTTGGAATCACTTGTGTTAAATAATCCTTTAACAACTAATGTCTTCTTCGAACCATTAACAGCCGATAAGGCACTCTCATTCATCTTACTGAATATTTTCTTTTCATTATCTGTAAAATGATTTTCAATTTCTTGTTCTAAATTACTCCAATTACCACTTATAACACCACCACTAGTAGTTGTTCTTACACTCCAAGTTGTAGAAGTGTTTGCATAGTTTATAACAGGAACTTTTGGAACAAGAACATTATTAATTATATTTTCAGCACTAGTAACTCTTGCTGTAGCACCACTTACTTGTCCTCTAATCCAACCATTAGCTGTAGTTGCCCAAGTAGAAGTATTAATAGTCATCTTACCATTTAAAGTATCATTAAATTCTAGAAAACCATTATTTGTATTTGCAGTAAATGCCGTAGTATTACCCACCCAAGTACCATTTAACTTTACGTTATTTGTATTTGATGAAGCAGTAGTTGGAAAATCTCCGTATGCATCTACTTTAAGTGTACATCTTCCAGCTACGTTATTTCTAACTATTTGTCTTACAGTACCATTTGCAAAATTTGTACCAGATGATGCATGAGTTGTTAATACTCCACCCACTGGTATCGTAGCATTGTTAGAAATTGTAATAACTGATTCTGCTCTAATCTTTTCCCCTGGATTAAAAGTACCTGTAGGATTATCATAGTTAAAGAAATCGTGATCTGGATTTTCTAGATAAAGTGTACCTTGTGCTGTATTAAACTCTGCTCTCCAAAGTTTGAATTTTAAATCTTCAGATTGAATAGGACTCCAAGTTCTATCATTAGCTGAAGTCATTAATATACCAGTTGCTGGTTGCTTATCAATTAACTCATTAGTGTTAATATCTTTAGCACCCATCTTAGCACACCATACAGCATACTCTTCTGTATTACCAGCTGGAATTAATACTACACAATAATCTTTATAATTCTTTAAGAATATTGGTGAGTCAAAAGTAAATGTTGTAGCTGTGGCCGCAGAAGTTGTACTTACGTTAATCGCCGCAGGAAACAATGTTTTTGTACCATATGGTAAAACTGTTTTTGTTGGAAGCCCATTTTCTACTTCACGTATTTGAACTGTGATAGGTAATGAAGCGGCTTTCTTATAAAAGAATAAATCTATTTTAGTGATAAACACACCAGCAGATTGTTCTTCATTAACAGAGAAAGTTTGTGCAAGTGGATCGTAGTTATTCCATTGACTATCTACTACAACATTTGTAGTATCAATTCTTGTTTCAGTAACATTTTCTGTAACAACTTGAGGGATAACTAATTGTGCTGATGCCCCTCTTTGTGTTATATTTAATGGAATACTTGTATAGTCAGAAAATGAAGAAGTTGTTACTAAGTCTGTTGCTATCTGTGTGTTCGCAACATCTTGTAATTTAAATCTTCTTGTACCAACTCTAAACTTCATCTCTTCTGTATCAGGGATACGGAACTTACCATATATAGAACCAGCCGCATCTGTAGTTAAATTACTACCTTCAGCGGCAGTATTCGCTCCAGCAGAATTAGTTGGAGTAGTAAAATCATTAACTAGTTCATCATCAAAGTATGGATAAACTCTTGTGCTTGGTTTCATACCATGTGCAGTAAAAGATATTAATCTGGATCTCATATATTCACGTACACTAACTTCTTGTACGTAATTACCAATATCAAAAGTCTGAGTTGAAGCAGAAATAGTAGTTTGTATACCTGATCTGATTTGATCTTGCTGTTGCTGTTGCATTGTCAAGTTCCACCAGCCACCTTGTCCTTGCTGTGTATCACCCCAAGTACCACCAACTAATCGAGGTGGATCTTGAGTATTAATCCAAGTTCCCCAATCTGTACCAGTAAAACCAGTATGTTCTGCTAATTGTTGAAATGATTCATAGATACCAGAAAAGTCCATTTGAATATCTGGTAGAGATGTTATATCTGGAGTATTGTCCATTGATGGGCTAAGTGTCATAACACCTTGCCAATTAAATGTTAATTCTTGAACAGGATTTCTAGCTTTACTTGCCTTATTCTGATTGATGAATGAAGCGTGTGTATAACCTAGAGTAACTAAATCACCAGTTTTAGTGATATTAGATGATGTAAAAGTTTTATCTTTTTCTAAAGTTAAGTCTCTTCTCTTATAGAAAGGACGTAGCACGTTATTATTTCTATCGATAGCGGCTCTATATCCAACTTTTGTTGAATCAGATAGATTATGTCCGTCAAAGTTTTCTACAAAGAAACCATTTTTAAATCTATCAAAACCAGAAGAGTTAAATAACTGCTTATTCTTTACAGAGGCTTCAAGAGCATTTAATGAAGAATAGTATTCAGTATTTCTAATTCTATCATCAAGTCCTCTTAAATCTTTCATAGTATAACGTCTGTTATTATCAAGAGTTAGTTTAACACCATACTTGTGCTTGTCATTATCTCTTGCTACTTTAGTAGACAATGATGGGAAAACAGGAATGTCTAACGCACCGATTGTCATAGAGTTTGCTTTTTCTTCTGGTAATCTTGGAGTAACTCCAGGGGTTCCCTTAATAACTTCAACTTTACCTTCTTCTGTGATAATAATTCTATCTTTTCTTGGTAGATAGTGCTGAACATCAGCTTGAAAGTTTTCACCTGGTGCCATCATAAAAGCGCCATCTCCGTCCATAGCAAAAGCTGTAGAAGCCGCTGGATTTGTAGGTGTACCAGCAAGTGTTGCCGTTGTTGTTGGATTACAAGTGTTCGCTTTAAAAGGCCTGAAATCTACTGCATCTCTTAATTCTATAACTTTACCTGTTGATGGTGAAGTAAAGCTTGGTATTTCCCAAGTTTTAATTGAAGTAGATGAAGTAGTGCTATCATTTACAGGATAAGAGTCTACTGATAAGAAACCAATTCCTTGCGAATAATTTCTTTCGAAAAAAGAAAACTTGACAAGTAGTGCTTTATTTGTTATATTAAGGGTACTTGTAGGTTTCTTAACAAGTTTAGAAGTGTCATACATATCATCTTTTTGTCCAGAGTCAATAGTAAAATGAGATGTAACATTTGTATCATTAACTGTAACTGCTGTTTGATCGGTACCCATATAAACAGCTTCTAGTTTATATGCATCTGAAACACCTAAACTCCAAGGACCTGCATTTGTGGCACTATGATTATTTGTAGTAATTGTAATATACTGACTCTTACGAACAGTTTTTGCAGATTGTACAGCACTTGAACGTAGAACATTAAAGTAAACAGATGCCGCAAAACTACTTGACACATTTGCTTGTTGTAAGTTAATGTTATGTTGTGAAGACGTAGATGTTATAGCTCCATTGGCATCCATGTCAAATATGTAACCTTTTGGAAATACATTATTGTGTGATACGCCTGCGGCCGCATTTAGTCCTGATCTTGTTACTGGTTCAGTATTTGCTAGTGTGAGTGATGTATCACTATTAACTGTTGCAATTCTGTGAATATAGTTATTAGAACCATCTTTAATTCTTATTACATCACCAGCTTGATATGTTTGTAGAAACTGAGTTCCGCCACCAACAACTGCTTTAGCATTAACAGAAACAATATGTCCTTTTCTTGGGGCAGAATGGGCTGTTGCTTTTGAAACTACAATAATTTGTCTTTCTTGATCAGCAGTTAAAGAACCAGTTTCATTCATAGTCTCAGTACCACCAGCATGGGCAGAGTTTGCTGAAACTGTAGCGGCTAAAGATGTACCAGAACCGGGTGAAAATGTAACTGATTTTTCTGTTCTGTAAACAAATTGTGTATCTACGTTATTAGATGAATCTTTAAGTGTCTTTGTTCCCAAGAAACTAAATGGTAACACTAAATTATTTTTACTTGATTCTTCTAATCTTGCAGAAGTTGTACCATAAGCTGAAGAAGTAACAATATCAGCCATTGAATTGTGTGTTGAGTTAACTTCAAATAGTGAACGTACACTACTAAAAGATTTACCAGTATTCATTTTAATATCAAAGATATATATTTTGAATTGTCCATCTGGAGTACCAGAAGTTCCAGAATGATAATTAAAACCTCTTACTTTACACGTTCCGATTTCATTACCAGTAACAGCTTGATCACCAAAATTTACTTGTGATATTCCGAGTTGTGGTGCATCTCTAAGTGATACTTCTCTAAGTCCTTGAAAGTCCCAACCACCAACAACTTCTTTACAGATAACATAGTTACCAAAACTTTGTGATAAAACTCTAGCATCTTTAGTTGTGTAGTCTGTAGCTTTGTCAAACTCAATTGGTGTTGGATTAATTAAATGAACTTTCTGTCCATTTACGTATCCCATACCTTTATCTACTTCAGCTATTAGTTTATTTGCATTACCACCTTGTGCAGTATTATATCTACCTAAGTTTGTGCTTTCTTTTAAATGTTCACGTATACGAACTGTAAAAGGTTCTACTGCATAGTTACCGTGGGCTTCGTGCATCTTCATTGATATATGTTTACCAATATCTGAATATACAGTATCTTTTACATTTCTTATTATTTCACCATCTTTCAATTCTACAACTGTGAAAAATGTATCTGTATTCGCTGTAGCTGAAGCACGACTTGCCAATGTTGGAAGAAGTTTTAATCTGGTAGCACCAGGGGCCGCAAAGTTTGTTGATCCACTTGCGTTGTCTAAAAGAGAACTATCTGCGTTTGAATCTACTGTGCTTTCAACTGTTTGAAATCCAACTTTTTTACTTGGGTTTGTTGTGTACTTATCAACGATATGACTTTGTGAAGTAACTCTAACAAAATGTCCTTTGTGATATATTACTCCATCACCAACTGTTGCTCTTGTCCCTAACCCGGAAGAACTGCTCGATATCGTATTACCAGCAACGATAAAAGCGTTACCAGTACGATTTCTTAAGGTTAGAACTTCATTGTCTGCAAAAGTTTTAGTTGTGTTATTTGTACCAGAATTTGTATACTTAACAAAAAGAGTTAGATAATTTGGAGCATTTGATTCTGAACCTTCAGCAACATCAATCAACTGTGCTGTCATACCAGAAGTTGTACCTGTAACAATTGAGTTTGCAACTACGCCACCAGAATAAAAGTCTGTTAATAATAGCACTCGGTTATTAGCATCTTTATCTCTTAGTTTTACGTAATCTATTCTTTCTATTTTTAAAGCCGCACCAGTAACGATTGTTCCGTCTATCAATATTTCATTACCAAATCTCTCTATTTGATTTTGAAGAATTGTCTGAAGCTGAGTCAGTTCCCTTGCCTGTACAGCATAACCAGGACGAAATAAAACTCTATTGAAGTTTTTTGTTTCGTCAAAGTCATCAAAATATGGGCTTTGATTTAAATTTGTTTCTAGTGCCATCTACTTTACCTTTAAAAATCTAGTATAACTTTTATGTCTTCAGTCTGATCAACTGCTCTTGTAACTTTTTGAAAATTCTCAACATGAATAAATTCTCCAGAGTATGTGTTTGCCTCTGGTCCAGCAATAGCTGATACTGTTGCTCTAATTGTGGAATCTCCTCTTTTTAATAATTGATCATTCTTTGTAAAGGGTACAAAAGTACCATAACTATCTACATTATTTAGATAGATATTAAAGAACGATACATCAGAGTTTGTTTCATCATCTTTAATAAAAACGATTGTACCATTTGCTCCAGTTGATGCTTGTGCAACTGAGGCACTTCTTCTAGCAGAGGCGTTCAATTCAGTAATATATCCAATGTTACCTGCTTCTGCTCTAAGTCTTAATCTTTCATTTGTAATTTCATCATTTACTGCAAATTGATTCTGTGGTACATTGTTTATTATTTGCTGATAAGATATATTCAATCTAGTTGTCAATCTTAATGTATCAGCACTATTAGACGTATTAGCAATTGCCTCTGTCATAATAGCATTATTCGAATTAACTTTTAATATTGGATCTTTTAGAATACCAACTGTTCTGAACTCAGTATTAGCTGGAATATATCCAGCACCAGTTGAAGAAGTACCACGACTTCCTTTAAACTGAGCATTTAAACATATTTTATTTCCACCCAATTCTCTTATAGCATCTTTACCGTGGCCACCAATTGGAGATATAATTGCATTTGCTGTTGCACCAGTACCGTGAGTAGTATTAGATGAAATATAAACTTTTGCTCTTGTATACTTAGAACCCACTGCTATAACATTAACATTAGATATATTTCCATTTGTATTAACTAATGAATAAGCTAATGCCCCAACGCCATCTCCAACTATATTGACTGTTGGAGAAATCATGACAACTGAATCTGTGAATGGTGTAGTGGTGAAATTCGTGTTAGTTGTTAGTGTTCTTGTTGTTCCTGCGTAATTAACTATTCTTCTTAATTGTCCTACTCCAGTACCAGATTGTATATAAACTGAATCGCCATTATAATAATTATCAACTGTTGATGGATTACCTGATGCTAACTGAATTGTATTTACAGTTGCACCTATAACAGCAGTACTTGGTACCATTTCATAACTAGCACCAACATTCTCTGTTTCTACTACGTGTATCGCACCATTAACAGAAGCATTTTGAACTGCTAATTGATTTACTTGTTCAGAAGAACCATCACTTGCTGATAATGTCTGAACGGGCATATGTGATGCTGTTAAAAATTTATTTGCTTGTCCTAAACTAATAGTATACATATACTTCCAAGTATAACCATCAGAAGTTGAAAAAGGTTGTGTCGCAAAACTAGTCGGCTTAACTGTTGACTTTCCACCTTTATTGTTGTATAAACATTTGTATACATTCATTTGATCTGTAAGAACATAGAATGATTGTCCATATAAGCCTTTATTAGTGTGCTTATACATTGGATAAACTGTATTAATTTCCCAATCAACTCTTGGTATTACGTGACTAACATCAGTAACAGAAATCTTTTTGGCCGCGACTGCTTCTTTCCACATTTTATAATGTTTATCATAGATAGTTTCTTCAGCATTATCGGCAGTTGGCTCATTAGGCCAATCATTTGATTTACCTAAAACAGCATATAAAATTGTAGAGTTTTTTGTTGTTCTACTATCTGTTCTTTTTAAAGATTCTACGAAAGCTTTCGCTCCCATAATATTCATTTCTTTACTTGCATAAGATGACATTAGGTTACCGTTCCTGTGAAATAATGTACGTTTGCACTACTTATATTACCATGTGTCCATTTAACATTTAAATTGGCACTTGTTGCACTATTTACTTTATTTATAACTGCTTTATAAAAGACACTCTCGCCTGTTTCGATTATTATTGAATCACCATTTGCAAATTGAGAAGTAAAAGCTGTAGATGTTCCTGTAACTGTGTTTGAATTATTTGTTATTGCTACAGTACCAGTACCCTTCTTTCTTGTACGTACTAGTGAAGAAGTAACAGATTGACTCATTGCGTTAGTTGAAGTTTTGAACTTACCAAAAAACTTTTGTCCCGCTGGGTGAATAAGTCTAAGTGCAATATCTTTATATCTTGTTAGGGCTATTGGTGCTGATATCTCATAAGAAAATTCTTGATAAAAATTACTATCTTGTATATAACCTCTTGAAGAAGAAACTTGCCCTCTAGTTGATGCATAATATCCTTCAGAGTTAGCAACGTGTCCAAGTGTAAGTGTACCAGTTGCTTGTATGGCATTTAATCTTCCTGAACTTGCTAACGTAACTAATTCGCCTTGCTTATAAGAAAATCCAGAATCTAAAACTCTTGCAGACTTAACTGTTCCGTTTGCACCAACAACTCCATTAACTGTCGCATTATCTCCTAAAATACCTTCATCTTGAACTTTTACTATTTTACCAGAACCAGTACCTTTTAAAGAACTTTGAGATGCATCATTATAAATTTTAAGTGCAGTTGTGGCATTATTACTCCAGTTTCTATTACCAGGACTTCTTTGTAACTGATCTTGCCAAACTCTTACTTCAGTTTCATATACACCATTAGAATGTTGAAAGTTATTTACTACTTTCATTATATTCGCTGTAGCACCTGATGATGCTTGTTCTATTCTATCATTCGTATCTAAAATTGTTACTTGAGAATTACCAGTTCCCCAGTTTGCTACAGTAGATTGTATCGTTAAATATGCTTCACCTATTCCTAAAGATGATACGTTTCTATTTTTCAATACAACAGTTGGATTTGCAGAAAACCCAGAACCACCAATTCTACTTGACAATCTTGCTATTGTTCCAACTGCACCATTGACAAACACTAAAGAATCTGATAATTTTGTATGCACATTTTCTATCATTGTATTAGATGTATCAAAAACAACATTAGCAATATTTGTTCCACTACCAACTTTTCTTATACCCTCATTCTGAATAAAAGATTTCATTGGTCCAGCATCAAATTGATTTGAAACATTTGCTGTCGTATTTGCTGTGACTGTTAATGTTAAAATCTTTCTATCATTTCCACCAACACCATCACTATCGTATTCATCTCCACTCGAAACAAGATTTACTTTTTTGATAACACCATATGCACCCGAAACTGCACCCACTAATTCATCATTAACAGAAACAGTACTACCATCAGTATTAGCTATTTTTAATACGTGATAACCAATTGTATTGGCATAGAAGCCATTTGTCTTGACTGTACCGACTGTAACTCCAGTTTTAGTTGTTTTATTAATTTTTTCATTAACTTGAAAATTTTTATAAGTATCAACTGCAAGAACTACATCATCTGATGTGGCATTGTATACTCTTCTTATAGCTTTAACTACTGCATTTGCTTGAGAAGTTACACCATATAATTTATCTCCAACAACAACCCCTGGATTTGCCGTGTTTGCTAAAACGATTACTGCGTTTGCATTTGTTCTATAATCATTATTACCCAAATCTTCTCCAGCTTCTCTGAAACCAAAATCTGGAGCACCTAATAAAGTATTAGCATGATTGTTCATTATACCATGTGAAGTGTCTCTGTATTGTATTCTAGGTGCCGTTGCACCGAACATTGTATTTGAACCAAACTTATTAGTACATTGACTTAAAGCAAAAGTATCTGTGATATCACCCGATTTAACTTGAAAAGATGCAGGTGAATCTCCATCTCCTCCAATATATTCAATCGTAGTGCCATCTGATTGTGCTTGATAACCTGATCCACCATCTACTAGTTCGAAAGCTAATTGTCCACCCAAATCTGTAACATCATTAATAACAACTTTACCGAAATCTCCTGAATCAGATGAAATCATTTGAATAACGTCACCCGCTCTATACTCACCACCTTGAGAAACAATACTAATACTTTTTACTCCTGCTTCTACGATTGGAGTATAACCTGTATCTTCTCCCTTTATCTTAATAGTTTCTACGTTATTAAAAATACCTTTTATATTTGAAACTAGTATCTGATCTATATCACGTCCCTTAGCAACAACTCTTCTTACATCTTCAACCAAGGCTTCAGCTTGTGAGTCTGTACCTTTAATAGTTTTCCCAATGAGAGTGTATGCTTTAGGATCGTGATGAGTAGTAAGATAACGATCAATCTTAAAATCTCCATCAGAAACTTTAAGCATTTGATCGGCTGGAAAAGAAATCTCAACATCTTCATTGTATAATATCCTGAATAATAACTTATAAGACTCTATGGTCCCTTTAGTTGTATATAAATCTTTAATTCTTTTTGCCAGTAATTTTTTATCTGCAAGAGCATCATTCGGAATTTCTGGCATTAATTCTGAACGAAAATATTGAATAAAAGAATCTAATGTTTTATCAATATCTTTATAGTCTGATAAACTACGTGTAACATCTTCTGCTTTACCAGATTGTTCCATATACTCATAGTAAGCTTTAATGAAAGCAAGAAAATTCGGACCCTCTTCTTTATAGAAGGCTGGAAATTGACGTTCTACGAGTGTTGATAGTTTTTCAGTAAGAGCCATTAATCACCAACCTCACCAGTGGTTGTGATTGACGAGTCTTCTGTTGATATTATAATAATCTGTTCTCTAACAGGAACAATATCTTTAGAAACTGGATCTGCATTTACTTTAATTTCTATACCATCATAAGCTGTAACTACGAAACTATTAATTTTTATTTCACCTGTTGTGTAATCAATCGTTCCTGCATTAGCCTCAATAGCAACTTTTTGTTTTGATGAATTGTATCTAAACACTCTAACATTACCCAAACCATCATCATCTAAGTATGCTATAAAGTTATTATATGTAAATGCTGTTGATGATAAAGTGCTTTTCTGTATAGCATTGTGAAATAATAGATTAACTAGTGATGCTGTTGTTGTACTTGGTACAAATCTTTTTTGCATTTGTAGTGTAGCTTCATTATTCAAAATTGCATCATCTACATTATCCAAGTTTCTAACAAATCTTGAATATCTTAATTTCTTACCAAACTGTTCTAGATTAGTAGATGAAAAAGATGACATAGCACCTCTAATTAAAGTTTGAATAGCAGAAGTTGAAGTTGCTGATTTTAACTTATCATAATAACAATTAATAGTTGGTACAATATAAAGATAAGATGGATCGATTATTACTGGATCGATTCCCAACATTGTTCTATCTTTAATAGAATTTTTAATTTCATCTTTAAGAGTAACAGTTGGTATTAATTCACCTTGTGGTTTAACTGCTATATAAACTTTTCCGTGAACTGCAGGAGAGGCATCTTCTCCACCAAATGCAACTGCCGATGCTATGTTTGTATTTTCGTTAAGAATAATTCTTTCAAAATCTTTAGCAACAACGGCTCTGTTCTGTATCTTATAATTTCTTGGTGCATTGAATTTTATACTATCGACACTTTCTAATTCAACACCACCTCTAGCAACTGTGTTTACAGATAAACTAGCAGAAGTGTAAGTTGGACTAATACTAATGCTGTCAATAGAAAACACATTTGCGCCATTTGTCTTTGTTCCATTACATACCCTATAATCTATTACGACAATGTTACCATCTTTAACTGGTTTACCCAATGAACCAGTTCCAAATAAAACTTCGTATTGTTTGTCGTGTGTTTCTTGTAAATAATAAACTGCTGATTTTTCGTTTACTTCTCTTATGTTTGTAGCTTGAGTGTATATAGTGTTTGCACTAGATGTTGCTGATTCTTTTACTGTAACTCTTATACTACGTGTGTCTATATTTTCATTGGGTAAAACATATTTAACTGGACTTGCATCACTAACAGTAAATTGATGTTGAAGTGGTGCACCCTCAGTTATGCTTATAGCTTGTGTAAAAGTATTTGCTACGTTCTTAATTATATTGGCTTCAGGTGTGACATACGTATATGTTCTATCATTAATTGAAGTTGTAAATGTAGTATTTTTAGGAAGAGTAAATTCAGATACATTGTTTGCAACACCAGTAAATGTTATTCCTACATTAGCTGTTGCACCTCTGGCTGAACGTGTAAGATAACCCAATTCTTTTGCTCTAGATACCACGCTGTCTCTTTGCTGTGCTGTATCTAAAAACATTTCATTACCAAGCATATTAATATAAAATGCATTGTAATGTGTATTGTATGCTAATACATCTAATAGTACAGACATATTACTGCCATCAAAATCATAATCATTAAATTGAGTTTGTGATTTTAAATAAGTTTTTAAATTAGATTTTATATCAGCAAAATCTACTTCTGTAACTTTTAGATACGTATTAGCGGCCATGTTATCTTACTCTTTCTAGTAATATATCCAGAACCACAGCTTCTGGATCATTAACAACTTCGAAAGCTATTGTTAATGATAACCCATTTAAATCTAATCTATCTTCTACTAATACATCTATTAGATTTGCTCGTGGTTCATAATTTTCTATTGTGTTAGTTATTGCTTGTTTTATTTGCTCTTGAAGATGAGAAGTAAATGGTTCGAATAAATAACCTCTTACATTGCAACCAATATCTGATTGGAAAGGCCTTTCGTAGAAATCAGTTAATACTAAATTTTTAACAGATTGCCTTACCGCATCTCTATTAATCTTTTTGTTTAACTGTTTAGTTATAGGATTTGATACAAATAAATTATCAAAATCGCTGTATATAACTTGGTTAGTTTCCGACATTCTTCTTCTCTTGTATTTCTTTTCTTCTCATAGTACAAATCTTGGCAATTTCGGCGAGGGCTTTTCTTGCTCTTGTTCCAGCAGACTTATTACCCTTTTCAAATTTTTCACTCTCTGTAATATAAGTATCAAAAAGATTTAATAAACTATCATGATGATCCATAATTTTTCTCTTGACAAAGTTTCAATTTATTGTTAAAATACTATTGTAGTATAATAACTTAATGCTATTTATAATTAATTTCCATTAGCATATACATTACTTGAGCCAGAAATTATCTTGGCTGTACACCCGTAAGTATCATTTTTTCTCCCTAAAGCTTTTCCTTCTACAAAAACATTTGGACTACCAGAAACTAGCCCAGGTGCGTGTGTTGGACAACCTACTCCAGCAAAAGTATGTACAGCTACATTATCACCTAATCTTACTGCACCAGTACCATTTACAAAAACAGTAGAACTTCCCATTTGAGTTGCAGTCTTTTTTGGAGCTAAATCGCAAGTTATATTATCTGCTGGATTTTTATCTCCTGTTGCAACGTGTACTGTGTCAACAGTATCAACTCCATCTTTTCTTGCTACTGCAGGCATTATAACATTTCAGACATTTCTGGTGGTTCTGTAGTACCATCATCACAAGCAACTGCTCGTCTAACAGCCCTTAATCTCCAAAAATATCCGCCTCTTAGTTTATAACTTTTCTGTGTAATACTATTACTCTGATTACCACCAACAACTTCTATATGTGTATCTGTATAATTACCTGTGGCAAACGCAACGTGTCCAGTTCCTTTTGCTGAACCACCTCTTTGAAATACCAATATATCACCTCTCTTGAGATTTGATAAGTCTATTTTATCTCCTTCTGCCATAGCTACTTGAGTACCATATCCTGAATATGCTTGTGATGATGCAGTTTGAATATACTTATTACCAGATCTTTTAAGTACTGCACCTGCAAATACGGCACACCATGCTGTTGTATCTGCATATCTAGAACCATCATAACCGATTTCGTCCCATAGAAATCTAATTTTCGGATTACTTCCAGTTTCTTTCCAACCACCTTCGTTCATTAATTCTGTTGCAACATCTAATGGATTTCGTTGTGGATTATCTGCCGCACCACAAGTAGCTGGTGCTTTTTCTGGATAATTTACAT